GTAAGTTAGCTAAAAGAGGCAAAGGAAGAGCTTACGGAAAGAATTCGTAATGGCCAAAAATGGTCTTGATAAATGGTTTGCTCAGAAATGGGTAGATATTGGCTCAAAGAAAAAGGATGGGTCCTTTGCAAAATGTGGCCGTTCCAAACAAAAAAAAGACGCAAAACGTAAATATCCAAAATGTGTGCCACTTGCAAAAGCAAGAAGCATGTCAGAAGGACAGAGACGTTCAGCCGTAAAAAGAAAAAGAGCGGTTGCACAAGGTGTTGGTGGTAAACCAACAAATGTAAAAACAATTGTGAAAAGAAAAAAGAAAGCAAGCGGTGGACCAGGAGGAACAACAACTCCATACTTCGGTAGATCAATCAAAGGAAGTTATGGCGGTGTAGAGCTATCAAATCCATCTTATAGAAAATATTATAAGGGAATGTTAGACTAGTGAGAAAACAAGATAAGCAACCACCTAAAACTAAAAAATATTTTAGACCTACCAAAAAAGGTGCAGGTATGACTAAGGCAGGTGTTGCAAAATATAGAAGAGATAATCCTGGATCAAAATTAAAAACTGCTGTTACAGGAAAAGTAAAACCAGGATCTAAAGCTGCGAAGAGACGTAAGTCCTTTTGCGCAAGAAGTGCCGGACAAATGAAAAAGTTTCCTAAAGCTGCAAAAGATCCTAATTCAAGATTAAGACAAGCAAGAAGGAGATGGAAATGTTAAAATGGTTTAAAAAAATATTTGGTATTGATAAATTAGATTATAGAATTAGACTATTAGAGAGAGCAAGATATTGGAAGGAGAAATATGCAAAAACAAAAAAATAAAATAAAGAAAGTTGTTAAAGCTTTGAAAAAAGCTTCTAAAGCACATGCTGGTCAAGCTAAAATATTAAAAGGAGTTATCAATGGCAGACCCAAAAAAGGGAACAGGAAAAAAGCCTAAAGGCTCTGGAAGAAGATTATACACAGACGAAAATCCAAAAGATACAGTCAGTATAAAATTTGCTACACCTGCAGATGCAAGAAAAACTGTTGCAAAAGTAAAAAGAATCAGTAAACCGTTTGCAAGAAAAATACAAATTTTAACTGTAGGAGAACAACGTGCTAAAGTCATGGGTAAATCAAAAGTTGCTTCCATATTTAAAAAAGGTAAGCAGGCCATCCGAAATGCTAGATAAGTTGGTCTATAAGTTCTTTGAAGGTATTGACAATTTTTGCATAAAGATAGATAGTATATATCATGAGGGACACAAAAAAATTAGAAGCTTTTTCAAAAGCAAAAGAAAAAGAAAATAAACAAAAAATTCTTTTTAAAAATCTTAGAAAGGAAGTAGAGGTAGGTGCGAATGGCACTCAAGACTACATAATTAAAGAAGGAATAAACAAAGGAAAAAAACCAAATGTTACCTGAAGAAACAATCATAGTACATAAATTACAAAAACATTTAAAAGAGTCTTATCAAAATATTGGAGATACCATGATCGCTGGCGGTGTTGACAATATGGAAAAATACAAGTATATGATGGGACAGGCACATGCCTATTTAAGAATATCACAGGAAATCTCTAACCTGCTAAAACCAAAGGAGCAAAAAAATGATAATAGGGAAAGACCAGAAAACGTCGTCCAGTTCGGACCAAAAGACTAAACCAGCACTTTTAGATAAGTATGAAAAAGACCATCAAAAAGAAGTAGACGGTTATGAACGTCTAAAGAAAAAAGAATCAAACAAATTACCTAAACCAACTGGATGGAGAATGGTTGTACTACCATTTAAAATGCCAGAGAAAACAAAAGGTGGATTATATCTTGGACAAGATACACTTGAGAGACAACAAGTAGGTTCTACTTGCGGTCTTGTTCTTGCTATGGGTCCACATTGTTATGACAAAGAAAAATTTCCAGAAGGGCCTTGGTGTAAAAAAGGTGACTGGATAATTTTTGCAAGATACGCTGGATCAAGAATCCAGATCGATGGAGGGGAAGTAAGATTGCTAAATGACGATGAAGTTTTAGCAACCATCGATAACCCTGAAGATATACTTCATCAATATTAAACATAGAAGGAGAAAACTATGCAAGAAGAAAAAACAGTTGACATTGATACATCCGGACCTGATACTGAAGTTGAATTAAATCAGGAGGAACAATCTACTGACACAGGAACAGTTGAATCGACTGAGACGAGCAGTGCTGAACCAGTGGAGCCCGTTGCGGAAGAGAAGGCTGTCGAAACTAAAAGCGAAAAGAAAGAAGAGCAAAAAGAAGAGAAAGATCAAGAATTAGAACAGTACAGTAAAGATGTACAAAGAAGAATAGCTAAACTAACCCACAAGTGGAGAGAAGCTGAGAGACAAAAAGATGAAGCAGCTGCATTTGCAAAAGCGCAAATTAAATTAAAAGAAGCAGCAGAAGCTAAAATCTCAAAACTTGAACCCGGATACCTGCAGTCTACAGAAGATAGCATTGTATCAGGAATGCAGGCAGCACAAGCTAAACTTGCTGCAGCTAGAGAAGCACAAGACTTAAAAGCTGAAGCAGAAGCTTTAACTGCAATCTCTGAGTTAGGTTATAAAAAAGCTAAACTTGAAGAAACAAAAGTGGCTCAGGAAGAGTTTAAGAAAACTAAAAAACCTGAACCAGAACCTAAATTAGATCAAACAGCTAGACCACAACAAGCTCCAGACCCAAAAGCAGAGGCCTGGGCAGCTAAAAATACGTGGTTTGGTCAAGATAATGCTATGACTTATACAGCATTTGATCTACATAAAACGCTAACTGAGCAAGAAGGTTTTGATCCACAGTCTGACGAATATTATCAAGAAATTGATAAAAGAATAAGACTTGAATTCCCTCACAAATTTGATACAACTAAATCAGAAACTGGGGAAACAACGACCAAACCCGTACAAACAGTAGCTAGTGCGAAGCGAAGTACAAATAGTGGTCGCAAAACCGTGAGACTCACACCGTCTCAAGTCGCAATTGCTAAAAAATTAGGTGTGCCACTTGAAGAATATGCGAAACAATTAAAAATCACGAAGGAGGTATAAGCATATGAGTAATGAAAATGAAAAGAGGACTTCTCGTGCGAGTCAGACTAGAGAAAAAGAATCTCGAAAAAAAGTTTGGACTCCACCATCATCTTTAGATGCACCCCCTGCGCCGACAGGATTTCAGCACAGATGGATAAGAGCTGAAAGTTTAGGCTTTCAAGATACGAAAAATATCGCTGGAAGAATAAGATCAGGATACGAATTAGTTAGATCTGATGAATATCCAGATTCAGATTATCCACAAGTTGAAGACGGCAAATACAAGGGAGTGATCGGAGTTGGTGGCCTTTTGCTTGCAAGGGTACCAGAAGAGATCGCCCAACAACGTTCTGAATACTATGTTAAACAAGGTCAGGATAATGTTGAAGCAGTCGATAACGATCTTATGAAGGAGCAGCACCCAAGTATGCCTATCAATATTGATAGACAAACTCGTGTAACTTTTGGTGGTACTAAGAAATCCTAATTACAGAATTTCTAAAACCAACAGAGTACACTTAAACTTAACAATGTCTAAGGAGGACAACTACTATGGCTAATAAAGATAGCGCTTTCGGTTTAAAACCGATAGGAAAAGTAGGTCAGAACAGAGACAACCAAGGTTTAAGTGAATATAGTATTGCAGCTTCTGCAACAGCTATCTACTTTCAAGATCCAGTCAAAGCTTTAAACACTGGAACAATTGGAGTAGCGGCAGCAGGTGATGTTTTACTTGGTTCATTAAACGGAGTGTTTTTTACTGACGCTACATCAAGTAAGCCTACGTTCGCTAACCATTTAGATGGCTCAAATGCAGCCACTGATATCGTTGGTTTCGTAAGCGATGACCCTTATGAAAGATTCGAAGTTCAATCGGACAACTCACTTGCTTCACAGCAGACTGATGTGTTCATGAATTACGACATCTTGTACGCTGCAGGTGATTCAGCTAACTACGTTTCAAAAGTAGAGCTAGATGATTCAACTACAAGTGCAAATAGTGGTCAATTAAAAGTAATAGGAGTTTCAAAAGATCCTGACAATAATGAAATAGGTGCTTCGCACGTAAACTTTGTTGTTAATATCAATGAACACTTCTTGAAACAAACAGCTGGAGTATAAGGAGAATAAACTATGGCAATATCTAGAGGACAACTAGTCAAAGAACTAGAACCAGGTTTGAATGCTCTATTCGGCTTGGAATATAAACGTTATGAGAATCAGCATGCTGAAATCTACACAACTGAATCTTCAGACAGAGCGTTTGAAGAAGAAGTTATGTTATCAGGTTTTGCTCAAGCTCAAGTTAAACCAGAAGGAAGTGGAGTAACTTTTGACAATGCTCAAGAGACTTTCACTGCAAGATATACACACGAAACTGTGGCTCTTGCCTTCTCTATAACTGAAGAAGCAATTGAGGATAACTTGTATGACAGACTTGCTAGTAGATATACAAAAGCATTAGCTAGATCTATGGCGAACACTAAACAAGTTAAAGCTGTTAATCCATTAATCAATGGATTCGGTTCTTTCACTTCAGGTGATGGTTCGGCGTTGTTTGCAACAAACCACCCAACTATCTCTGGTACTGTATCTAATACATTAGCTACAGCCGCTGACTTGAACGAAACTTCATTAGAACAGTCATTAATTGACATCAATGCATTTACTGATGAGAGAGGTCTTAAAGTAGCTGCAAGAGGTGTTAAAATGATTATTCCTTCTGAGTTACAGTTCACAGCTGAGAGATTAATGAAATCTCAAGGAAGAACAGCAACAGCAGATAACGATGTTAACGCAATCGTATCTATGGGTATGATTCCACAAGGTTACAGAGTTAATAACTTCTTAACTGACCCGGATGCGTTCTACATCATTACTGACGTGCCTAACGGTATGAAGATGTTTGACAGAGCCCCAATTAAAACGGCTATGGAAGGCGACTTCGATACTGGTAACGTGAGATACAAAGCTAGAGAAAGATACTCATTTGGTGTATCTGACTTTAGAGGTATTTTCGCATCACCAGGTGCATAATAATTAATTAGAATGAGGCGAGACACAATCTCGCCTCATTTGCAAAATAGAAAGGATTAATCATGAAAAAATTTACAGTAAATATTTGGGCTTACGACCATCACGCAAAATTTCAAGTTCAATCTAAAGATGACCCTATTTCCCTCGAGCAAGCGATAGTTGACAAACTAGGAGAAAATGCTATAAAATGGGAACATCTTGGAGCTACATATAGTTCTGAGATGAACAGAATAACCTATGAGGAGGTTATAAATGACGATGCAACCGCACATCCAGGAACTCTACAACAAGAAGGAGAGTCTGGACCTACAATGGAAGCAAGAGCATCTTAACGAGGGTAGATATACTCTCAATATGGTAAGGATCGACG